CTCGTGACAGTCGTATACCCACACGACACACTAATTACTACGAGGTACTATCAGATGTCCCATGTGGCAAAGAAGATGATCTTTGCTACCACGAAGAGATTAGCTTGGATCAGAAAGCAATCAGGCGCTGTAAGAAAAGCGACCAAATATATGGAGCGACGAAAGTTCATGCCACGTCGCGCCCTAAGTTCGTTCAAAAACGCAACGTTGTTTCGGCGAAGATGACGACACAAGGAGGGACTTTTACGGATATCCCATCGCAGCTTTACACCGGGATCCAATCGCAATTGCCAAAAAGTTGGCAGCCAAGGAAACCGGCCCTTCAGAGAATAAGCGAGGGATTGCAATCAGTGGAAATGTTCATGAAGCTAATACCAGAAGATCTCCGAACTGGTGCAGAGCTTGTGTTTAATTTATATGTCTCCTTGAACCATTTGAGATATGCCACGAGCTTGGGAGATTTCATCACAAGGCTTTACTTGGGGATGAAGTCAATCTGGAAGGATGCCACAGTTGGAATGGCAAAGAGGTTGTGGGACGCTTTGAAAGAAAAGCATGGTAAAATGGGCACTCAAGCTTCAGAGTCCCCGGAGTCATTTTGGAGGAAGGCAAATAAAGGCCTATCATCGATGTGGACGGCCATGGAAGGATGGTTCGGGTGCCCATCTATGGATTTAATATTGGATTTGATGAGCATCATATCTTTTTCTGGCTTTTTCGGAGAGAAGGCATTTGATTTTGTAAAAGACCACGGATTCAATGAATGGCATAGGAAAATCACGGAAAGGGTTCGAGCATGGCCGGATATATTCAGCGTATGCATTAACCTAGTTACTATGGTGACAGATGCTGTGGCCACGTATTTCGAAGATGGGACTCTGGATTTCTTTGGATGGAAATATGGGAAAAGGAGAGATATCTTCAATGCTTACAACCACCTGGTGAATGAATCTGCAGATGCGATTGGACGCAGATTAGATGATGCGAAGAGACCTGAATCAGCAGTGTTTAAATCGCAACAAGCTTACATCACTGAGTTGGCTCGTGTGACGGACGCGACTGGCTCTCTCATCAGGAAAGGCACTGTACATGAGCGTAACGTATATAGCCGGATGTATGGGGAGCTATTACGTATTCAGGCAGAGATGACGGAGTTCCATCGCTCTTCTTCAGCTCGTATCAAACCTTACACATTTTGCGTTTGTGGTGTCACCTCGTCAATGAAGTCAACTGTGTCCCAAGCAGTGTGGAGACAAATTGCGGTTTCAAATGGTATTACTACGGACATGACTAACCAAGTGACCGTCAACTTCAAGGATCAGTATTTCTCAGAAGTCAAGGCACAGGAGGTGTTAATAATGGATGACTTTATGAATACAAAGCCCGGTGTCGTACAAGAGGGGGTCAGTCCTATTCGTGTTCTACTTGATTGGTCTTCCAATGTAGCAGTACAGATTCCCTCTGCGGCAGTAGAAGAAAAAGGCAAGCGTTATTGTAACGCGAAAGTACTGGGATTGACATGTCATTCTAAAGAGTTTCACGCGGAGGCTTATTCCTATCAGCCAGAAGCCGCCTATCGACGAGTCGAGATTTTCATCGAAACACACTTGCGCAGTGCATACAAAGCACCAGATGGTCGGCCCGACTACGCGAAGATACCGAAAACGTTCTTTCCCGATGTATGGGATTTTAAACTGTATACAGTGAAGATCAATGGAGCTGACTGGTGCTTTGATCGAGTTGGAGGTCCTGATAAAGTGTTCAATAATCAAGAGTTAATGTCTTACCTATCTACCGATTCGACCGAACATTTTCTTCGCCAAAAGGAG